GAGATCCCCCATGACCGACCTCGTGGCCATGAAGGCCAAGACCACGTTCCACAACACCCGTGTCCAGAACGACAAGGGTGGCCTCGTCGAGCTCGGCGATACGTTCGAGACCGACGTGATGCACGCCAAAGATCTGCAGCGGCTCGGCCACGCCGACCCGGTCAACGGTTCGCTCGACGGCCGGGAGGATGCGCCGCTGGAGCCGCATCACCAGGTCAGCGAGCGCGCGCTGGCTGCTGATCGCGCGAAGCGCGCCACGGGCAAGCCGGCGGGTGGTGGCGCGGGCGCTACGCGCCGCGATCGTGAGCGCACCGATGGTCCAACGGTCGAGGAGTATGTGGCGTCGGGCTACAGGGCCGAAAACTATCCCCCCGAGGGCTACGTTTCGCGCAGCACCCCCGAGGAGATCGCCGCGGCCGTCGCGGCGCAGGCGGACAAGTAAGCGTCGACCGTGCGCCTCGTCGTCGTCACGCCCGCGGATCCTATCGTCTCTCTCGCCGAGGCGAAGGCGCATTTGCGCGTTGATGCCGACGACGAGGACGCGGTGATCGCCGCCCTCGTCGAGGTGGCCACGGGCTGGCTTGCAGGCCCGGACGGATGGCTCGGTCGCTCGCTCGGTCAGCAGGTGCTCGAAGCGACCTTTCCGGCCGATCAGAACCCAGCCGACCGCGAGTACCCCTGTCCGCCGTTCCTGTCCCTTGTCAGCGAGACGCCGAGCGTGGACGGCCTCACCATCGCGGTGCGTTACCAGGCCGGGTACGCGGCGGCCGACGACCGTAGCACGGTGCCAGCGCCGATCCGGCACGCCATCCTGCTGATGGTCGGCCATCTCTACAGCAACCGCGATGCGGTCACGACGACGGCCGCGCAGCCGGCGCAGCTGCCCTTCGGCGTCGAGGCGTTGCTCGCCCCCTACCGGATCTGGGGCTGATGGACGGCGGGAGGCTCGATAAGCGCGCCGTCGTCATGCGCCGCCCCATCATCACGGATGAGCAGGGCGACGACACTGGCCAGCGCGGTGACTACGCATCGGCCATGACGCTCTGGGCAAACTATAGGCCGCTCAGCGCCCGGGAGGCCGCGGAGGGCGGTCGAGCGCAGAACGTCGAGACCGGCACTCTCACGCTCCGCGACAGCGCGCAGGCGCGTACCATCACGAACGGCGAACGCATCGTGCTCCAGGGGCGCGACTTCGGCGTGGTCGGTGTCGGGTTGCCAGACCGGCGCACCGGCATGATCCAGCTCAACATCTCGACTGACCTCGGGGGCCAGTGAAGATGGACGTTGGTGCGACGTTCGGGCTGCTCGGACAGGGACAGGCCGCGCTCGATCTGACCAGCGTCGCCCGGGGCTTCGACCAGCGCCCCGGGGTGCTTTCGGGCCTACGCCTCGTCGACACGGTCTCGGGCATCATCGGAATCGACCGAATCTCTGGTCAGCTGGCAAAGTATGCCGTGAAGCTGGCGCTGAAGGGCGACCAAGCCAGCCTGCACGCTGCGCAGGAGATGGTCGAGCTGATGCGCTCCCGGGTGCCGCAGGACAGCGGCCTGCTGCTTAACGGGATCGGCTACCACCGCGAGGGTGGCTTCTACGTCGTCGAGGCCACGGCCGACCGCGGCGGCTACGACTATGCCCTGGCGGTCGAAGCCGGCCATCACGCCGGCGGCACTCACGCGAACGGAGACTTCTTCGCGGACACGACCGGCAAGGGCGGCCGACGGGTGCGACAGTCGCAGGAGAGCGACGTGCCCGGGCAGCCCTTCTTCTACGAGTCGGCCCGCGAGGCGCTGTCGGACTGGAGTAGCGAGCTTGGCGCCAGCATCGGCGCCTCGGCGCGCGAGGAAGGGTTGTAATGGCGGCCGCGATCACCTTCGAACTCGCCCTGCGCGATGCAATCCGGGCGCGGCTGAAGGCTGATGTCGGCTTCAACGCCTTGGCGGCGAAGCGGATCTACGACGAGGTGCCGACGGGCAGCGGCAAGGCCATCCCGCTCCCATCGGATCCGGTGCCGCCTTACGCCTACTTCGGCCCGATCCGTCGCTCGAACAAGGTGCTCGACTGCAGCGAGTCCTGGACGATCCAGGCGCGGCTCTACGCCGTGTCGACCGCCTTCAACCGCGACCAGGGCTGGCTGCTCATCGACGCGATGGTGGCTTCGCTCGACCAGCTTGAGCAGGCCGATCTGCCGCTCGCCGATCCCTACAGCCTGCGCACGCCCCTCGTGGTCGGCCAGGCCGGGGACGTGATCGACCCGCTCCAGGCGAAGTCGGTCTTCTTCGACCTCACCACCACCATCGCCCGGCCTCTGCCGGGACAGGAGGACTGACCATGGCAGAGCCCGCTCTTCTCCCCGGTAACCGATTCCGCGCCTACCGCGGCTCCGGCTCGCCGCTCACCTACGCGTTCGTGTGCCTCGCGCAGTCGATCACGCTGACGCTGACGAACACCTATGAGGACGCCACGGTCGCGGACTGCGACAATCCCACGGCCGTGCCGGACCGCAAGAGCGTTCTGACCTCGCGGTCCTGGGGCGGCCGCATCGCCGGGCAGGTGGCGGCCGATCACCTCGACGAACTGCGCGCGGATGCAGCCAACGAGGATCCGGTCCCCTACCAGTTTCGGACCGACCCGAAGACGGGCGGCGGCGCCGGCAACTGGACCGGCAACGTCCGGGTCGAGAGCCTGGAAATCACGAAGTCGAACAACGGCATCGTGAGCTTCACCTGCCAGTTCCGCGGCGACGGCCCGCTGGCTTGGACCGCTGGTGCCAGCACGTGAGCGAGGCGGATACTTCTCGCACGCTGGTGGCGGCCGCATTCGCCGGCCGCGAGTGTCGATTCCAGCTTCGGCTTGGCGAGATGGCCGAGCTGGAGCGGCTGTGTGGTGCCGGCATCGGCGCGATCTTCATGCGGCTCGGCACGCACCAATTCTCGCACCGGGATGTCTGGGACACGATCCGCCTGGGCCTCGAAGGCGGCGGCATGAGCGGCATCGCAGCGTCCGCCATGGTGCTGCGCTATCAGGATGAGCCGTTGATGGACTATCTGCCGCTCGCCGGTCAGATCGTGGCAGCAGCGGTGAACGGCGTTCCCAAGGGAAAAGCCGAGACCGAGGGGGAGAGCCCAGCCGACCCGGCGACCTCTCGGTCTTCATCGGAGCCGGGGCGGTCGCGGGGTTCTCGCCGGAAGAGGTGAAGCGGATGACGCTGGCCGAATGGCATGTCGTCATCGAGGCCTTCATCGCCGCCAACAGTCCGCCGGAAGAGAGCAGCAGCGAGGATGAGTTCCTTGCGGTGCTGGCGGAAGAGATGGCGGCAGGTCGAGCCTAGTCAAAACATGCCTCGGTCGGGTCGAACAGCGTCGCCTTCCGATTGCCGGCCAAGTCAAGCCGGGCTTCGCGGGCTTCGAAGGTCACGGCGCTGGCGCTCTTCGTTTCGTTCTTCACGATAAACCGGTAGTGCCGGAAACCTTCCGTGCTGCTCTCGACATAGGAAATGCCTTCGGTCGGGAGGTCGATCTTTTTAAGTCGACCTCCCTCGGACGGCTCGAGGCGAGCGTATATGCAGGCTGCGGTCGCTTCGCGTGGCTTCGTGGACGTCCAAGATTTGAGAGGCTTCGGTCCCTCGATCATCGACGGAACGCCGCACCCACTCAGCAAGAGCAGGCTGGCGGTGAGAAAGTAACGCATGGCTGAACCGCTCGTCATATCGTTCGCTGCCGATACCTCGCGCGCCCAGAGCGCGATGGCAACGCTGGCTTCGCAGATCGTGGGCAACATGACCTCGATTGGCGTCGCCATGTCTGGCGGCGCGGCGAACAGCAACGGTTTTGGTACGGCGTTGCAGGGCCTACAGAGCAACGTGCAGCGCGCCGCCGCTGCCATTGGCGCTGACGTTAAGAACATCGCCTCTGCCACGGCGACTGCGGCGACCTCGGAGAAGGCCACGCTGGAAGGCGTGGTGCGCGCTTTCACGTCCGCGGCTGCGGGCTCTCAGACCGCAGGGGCCGCGGTACGCTCCGGCCTCACTGCAACGACCAGCACCATCGCGGGTGTCGCTGCGCAGATCCCTTCGCTGACGACCCTGCTGGGTGCCTTCATCGCGTTCGAGGCTGTGAAGCTGGTATTAGAGAGCGTGAACGCCTCAATCGATGAGGCGCGGAAGCACGTCGAGGAGTTCGTGAAGATCGGCAAGGACGCCGACCGTCTTGGGATCAGCACGAATTTTTTCCAGCGTGCGACGCTGGACGCCAAGGCACTTGGCTTAGAGACGCAGCAGGTCATCGCGGCGTTGGAGAAGGCGCGCGACGCCTCAACGGTGCGCATCGGTGAAGGCGAGCACGGATCGAACACTTCGGCCATTTCGAACCGGCTGGAGCAGAACGTCCGTGCCGGCAACCTGTCA